TGCTGGACTCCACTATTGGAAGTAGTGAATCCAATATGAAACCTAAGACAACCGTGGCTCCTCACTGTCGACTTAATCAGTCGTCAAAGGGAAAGCGAAATATATTCACTGACATAATTATTATGACAGCAAATAGAATAAAACGGAAAACATTGTTACATATAGTAACTCAACTTTACGAGTTATTCTTCACTTCCTCCTCTGAGAACAGAGAGGATTTAAAGCTTGCCATTAAAATCATCGAAACTTATTATAGATGGGTGACCTGTGAGGGTCTCCACGGTCTAAAAAGAGCCAAGATGATGTCTAACGTCTTCATTAGACACTTAATGGGTACCCCTTTGGAGATAGTTCCTTTAAGCAACCAGTATAAACGGCTTATCCAAAAGTCGTTACGAAGGTGTAACTCACATCTTGGTAAGGTATACTGGGTCAGCGTCTTCTCATCATTCCGTTTATTTCGTACGGACCCTGTTGTAGACGTATCTACAATTACGAGTAGATTTGAAGGTAGGCTGACTGGATTGTTAAAGTGGAAATACTTTTCAAACCTGTCATGTGTTAATAATTCATTCAAGTGCTCAAATTTTGAGTACAAGAACTGGAGTGCTAAATGGAAATGGCACATCAGTGGAGCGTCAGGTCCTAACGGACAAGTCGCTTATACGCAGTTCCTGAATGATCTAAGATGTCTGAGCCATAGCTGGCTAAAAGTAGGATTGTTTATCCTACTCTTATCACTCCCATATGTTAACAAGTGGGAAACAGTAAAAGCTCTTAGGGACGCCTTTACCTTCTCAGAAGTTAAAGGTGAAGTGGACTCTATCCATTCAAGGCTTGTCTTCCTTAGCGATAAGGGGGGCAAGACGAGGGTGGTTGCTTTAGGAGACATCCTAACGCAGAGTCTTCTACAGACAGTGCATCATCGGTGCAACCTCTTTTTGAGGCATCTAATTCAAGATGGCACCTTTGATCAAGATCGATCTCGCAGATACATCAAAGAGATGTCGAGGAACAATTTACCCTTGGCATCCATTGATCTAACTGCCGCAACTGATCGCATGCCAGTGCTTTTCCAAGTATATGTCATCGTGACGTTACGCATCTTAACGCCTTTACAAGCGTTAGGATGGTGGTGGGTCACAACGAGAAGAGACTTCCATTATAATGATGGGAGTTCTCCGAAACGTGTGAGGTACAAAGTGGGACAACCTATGGGATTATTATCGAGCTGGCCAGTGATGGCGATCTCGCATCATTATCTCGTAAGAATGTCCTTTGCAGCTCAAGGTTCTTATAACTTAAGAAATGCTCCTTACTCCGTGTTAGGTGATGACCTAACTTTACGGGGACATGGAGTTGCTGGTGAGTACTTGTGGCTTATTTCATGCTTAGGCATGGAGTATAGTCCAGAAAAAACTTATATCTCTGTTGGGGTCGCAGAATTTGCTAAAAGCTTATTTTGCCAAGGAGAGGATTTAACACCCTTTCCTGTTGCTCTACTTAGATTTAACAAAAACACTATTGTATCGAACACTTTGGCAATTATATCTGAGTGTAAGAGGACTAATTTACCTCTTACAGCGCAAACTTTGATGGGTCTATTCCCTAAAAGGTGGCGCAACTTGGTGTTACTTGCCGCGTTGTCACCGTCAAGCCCACGATATGGTCTGGATTTACACTCCAGATCGGATCAATGGGTTTTCCTACAATTTATTTATCAGCAAAGAATAAGATACTTCTCACGGTTGAAGACCGTGGGAGATAGTATCCACATCTTTATTGGTAAAGATCCTGGTAAACCTGGTAATACATACAGTCCGTATTTCCAGATAGCCCGTGATAATAGTGACAATTATCCGGTGCTGCGCCTCAAGAATGATAGTGATTTATCAAACCCTGAGGTGTTGTTAGGATCAGGTTGGATATCTTATTGTACCAAAACATGGCCTAATGGTTTACCACCATTAGGTGACTCAAAGCTAAT